TTCAGCTCGCAGTCAATCGCCATCACCCGATCGCCAAACTCCTCGTTACCCGTCTTCGCCAGCATATCCGCAGCCCAATTCCGCAAGTCTAGCAAGTTATCAATCTGCTCGCCGCGCTTCTTCCGCAACTCCTTTGCCTCTTTCGCCAGTTGTGCGCTCAACTCCCTCGCTGTCGGCTTTCGTGGTTCCTGTTTCGCCATATTCATTACACCTCCGAAATATTTAGAAATATCGATTGCCCAATCGCTTGTATCTAACGGTTTACTTGTGTCTACAGGCGCTGGATTCGCCGCCAGCCATTCGTCCGCCTTGTCTGCCGTTTCGACTAACGTTAAGTCCTCGACGTCTGCCTCTAGGAATTCGCCACTGTGTGCATCGACCAATTCGTAGACTGTTTCTGTCCATGTTTCGTTCGGATAGCGCCAAGTGTCGATATGGTATCCGTCAACACGGAATACTCTAGGCCAGTAACCATCCACTCGGACTAAGTCGAAGAAGTTGAAGAAGATTTGTTCGTCGTTGCTCATTCGGATGCCTCCTCGTTGTCTAGGCGTTTATTGGCGATTTCCACGTATTCTTGCTCTGTTTCAAATCCGATAAAATTGCGCTTTGTTCGGACGCAAGCGACGGCAGTTGTTCCGCTACCCATACAATTATCGAGGATAATTTCTCCTTCGTTCGAATACGTTCTAATTAAATACTCGAATAATTCGGTTGGTTTTTGCGTCGGATGGTATCCTCGCTCGCTGTTAAATTTAATAAGATTTTTCGGGTAGTTAGTAAATTCTTGCGTGTATACATCTCGTTTTTGCTCGCTTGATAAATGCGATAATCGACCGCCTTTATTTCGATTGCTCTTTACGATTGGTTTATCGAGTTTTATTAGTCCTTGCGGATTGTAACTGGGAAATTTCTTGTAAAACACTAAGACGCTTTCAGTTATTTTTAACGGTTGTTTTTTCGCGAGCTGAAAATTTCGTCCTTGATCCTTTTCCCATATCCATTCGTATTTGAATAGTTTCGGGTTACTCATTACGAGCGCGCTAGTAAACGGCTGACTTGCGGTCAATACTATTGCGCCGTTATCCTTAATTACCCGCTCATATTGCGCCCACATCAACTCGAAAGGGATAATAGTATCCCATTTACAGGCAGTAGTTCCATAAGGAAGGTCGCATAAAATCATATCGACTGACTTATCTGGAATTAACGCCATGCCCTCGATGCAATCACGCTGGTATATCCGATTTAGTTCTAAACTTCCGAGTAGTTTTTTCGTCAAATTAACGTCTCCCCCTCTTCGATTCTCCTCCGAAATGCAACACCGCACACATATCGCGCATCCGATCGTAAAGCCTAGCGTCAAACACGACTGCCATCTCCTCAATCGGCAAGTTACTCGTAAATATCGTTGGCATCCCGTTAACCGTCCGATAGTTAATAATCGCGTGAATGTACGCTCTGAACGCTTCACTGGCCGACCTTACTCCGATGTCATCTATGACAGCAAATGGCGCCGTCTGAGCGCGTTTAATGACCGCCTTGATGTTACCTATGCCCGCCTCGTCATTCGTCATTGTAGCGAGGTTGTAGTCCGTCTGAAAGGCGTTGACATCAAGGAAGTAAGCCGGAGTCTGCGCCGCTTGGGTTCCCCGCTTTAGACTTCCGAGATAATGGGCGATCATCCATTCGTTCAAGACTGCGATTGCCGTCGTCGTCTTGCCGGTGCCTGGCGACTCGCTGAAGAGATAGAGCGATTTTATCTTTCGGCTACTTGCGCCACTGTTCCCCTGAAATTGGCGTTCAAATGTCGCGGCATACTTTTCGATAGTTGCGTAAACCTTCGCTTGACTTTCGCGAGCTGGCGAATTGGATAACGTGAGCAACCGATAATCGGCCGGTGTGTTTGCGTTGGCGACTCGGCCGCCCGTTCCGCTGTAGCCGTGCATGGCGATGAATGCCGAGCACTGGCGATTGCAGTTCGGACCATTTGCGAGTTTGCAGCGCTGTGCAAGAATGCAGTTATTTGCGTGTGTCATTCGTTCACCTCCGAAATCCTTCGATAAATTCTAATTTAGTAATGTGTGGCCCAACTCCTCTAGCAACTTTAACTGACTTTCAGTTATTTCTTTGTTTCCGTAAACGGCGATTAAAGTTGGGAAAGGCGCCGGCGATACTTTAAAATTTCCGTCTTCCCTCCAAGATGGGAATAAGCGATTAATAAACTTTAGTCTTCCTTTAATGAAACAAACTGCTTTAGCTGTATTCAGGCAATAATTTTGCATTGCTTTTGTATCGGTTCGACTCGGCACTAGCATAACAACTGTTGCATGAGTTCCTTCAACGGAACATTTTTCAATCCACTTCGCTAGCTCTTTTCCGTAAGGTGGGTTACAAAACACAATTTCTCCTTCCCAACTTTTAGACAGTCCGTCTGTTTCCATAGTGTAGTATTTAGGACAAGTCGAGTTGTAATCTCGGCAGGAAGGATCTAATGTGAAATTCCATTCTTTATTTAACTTTTCGAACAAGTCTTTCGGCGTTTCCCATTCATTTGATTTACTGCTGAAAAGTTTCTCTTTATTCATTAAAATCAATCTCCCTTATTGCAAATTTGTTTACAGCCAATCGTCGTCAAACTCTTCCGTCTGCTCAACCGCCTGCTGAACGACCGCCTTCCGCTTCACATCCGCCAGCACTCTCGGCAATATTCGCGCCCTCTGATAGCTAAACATAAAACTGAACGCCAGCCCCGGATAATCCCGTGTTGGCCTATATTCCGCGAAACAAGCTTCAATAAATGCCCGCACAACCTCCGGCCCATGCTCCGCAATCATCGACTTCAGCCAGCGCGCCTCAATCGCAAAGTTTCGCGTCGTATACTTGATTCCGTATTTGGCTTCGTGCTGATCGGCGAGAAACTGTCGGAAGGTGGTTACGGTCCAGTCGGGCGTTGGTAGGTTGCGCCAATCTTTGACGGAGATTTTTGCCATCAATCGTTCACCCCTTCGATTTTAATTCCGAGCATCCTCAGCGTTTCCTTGACGCCATCTAGCGTTCCTTGCGTATATTCATCGGGATCGCTTTCTGCCAGGTAACGCACATAATTTTCGATGGTTGCGATAAGGGCTGGCGATAGGGTTACGGTCATTGGTCAACCACCTCATATCCGCAAATCAGCGCCTCCATCAGTTCGTCGTAATCGTGATCGAAATGCCGCAGGATGATTTCGGATTGAGCTGCCTCGTAGCCTAGCGAAAGGATGTCGGTGAAGGCTTCGGATTTGGTATCGGCTAGGTCGGTGTAGTGGCGGATGGCTTCCGCTACGTTTTTAGGAACTATTATCTTATTATTCATTTTCGCAAATCTCCTTTTCGCATAATCTTTTATTTATTAAAGCGTAGCGATAGATAGTGCTTTTCTATCTAGCGCAATGTTTTATAGTTCTCGTTATTATAGTTCTCGTTACTATGGTTATAGTTTATGTGACGTCCGCCGAGTGACGCTTACCGTGTGACGCTAGAATATCTCAAGCCCACTTATCGGTAATATCGTATATCTGACGTTATCCCACGTTTGCTTATCGTGATCCCGTGATTGCACCTTCTGCACGACAGCTCGCCCTTGCCAGCGATAATCACATAACGATTTGATGCGCCGGTTTGCCGTTTCCCTTGCGACATTTAATCGCTGTGCTATCGCATATTGCGTCGGGTAGCATTCGCCGTGTTCGTCCATGAACGCTGCAATTACGCAAAGTGTCTGCCAGCGCTCCGGACCCATGTCGGCGATTAGTCCGCTATGGACAGCTTCGACGTACATTTTAACGAAGATGCGCGTTTCCCTCTTGCCGGAGGTTAGCGATAGTTCGGATTGTGTTTCGATTGATACGAGATTTTTGTCGGACATTTATTGCGCCTCCATTTCGTCAATAGTGCGTGGGTTGGCGTGGCACCAGTAAACGTAGTCTCGATACTCGCCGACTGTCATAGCGTTTGCCGACGCTAGCCAGGTGATTAGATTATCGAAACGTTCTTGCGACAGTTCAAAGCGTTGCCTATTCGCTTCGAACCATTCGAAAATATTTGAGTCGTTTTTAGAGAAGTTTAAGTCAGCCCTTAACGGGATCATGTTGCCGTTGAACGTACCGCCATGACCCGTTGCTAAAGGTATTGCATGGTCTAAGTGTATTTCGTAATCGCCAGTAATTGCACAACCTCCGTCAAATATAGTAAGGAGATTTTCTAAATCTTGTTCATAAAAATCAACTCGTAGATTTTTTAATCTTGCCCTTCGTCTATGAGCTGATGCCGACATTTTTTCTTTGTTGACTAACGCCCACTCGCTTTTCATAGTTTTCATGCATTCTTTGCATCTGTTATCCAATCCGAGATACCTTTTTCGGTGGATATCAAATCCATCTATGCTTTTTATTTCGTTACACATAACACATTCCATATAAACACAATCTGAAATGATGTTATATCCTTTCACTGAGAGGTAAGTGTTTATATCACCGTAAACTTCTTTACAATATTTACCTACTTTATAATCGTCTTCACTCCTTTCTCTGGTTTTTGGTAATAAATAGTATCCATCTCTTATAACCGAAGCAGTTATTTCTTCTAGTTTATCCTCTTCCCAAAGCCATTCGAAATTTTGGTAAAGGTGCTTTTTATCTTCTTGATCATCAAATGGCGTGTAAATTTCTAATTTATATTTTTTTACTACTCTTCCTACTTGCTTGTGATCCAGGCCTAAGAAAGAAGCTGTTTTTGTAACTGAGTACCCCGCATCTAATAATTCTTGTATTTCTTCAACCACCAAATCAGCAGCAGCCAACTTTTTCCTCCTCCTCTCGTATTCTGTGCCGTGTGACTTTCCTGCCTTACACTTAATAATAGGCGCGACATTTCAACCTCGCGCAGTTTTACTCAAAAAAAATAACGCCTTGTATTAATTGGCGTTAAAAAGTATTGTATATTGTTCTCAAATGCCTTCGCGTTCGATAACATAAAACATTACTTTTAATAGAAAAAAGACTGCTTTTTACACAGTCTCTTGAATATTCTTCAATATTTCCTCAATCATAAAGTTAAATTGTATATCCACTTCATCTTTTCCAAATGTCACTCTTTCTACAACTCGAGATAACATAGCTTTCTTCAAATCATCATCTGCGTGATCAAATTTATCTTCCCAATTCTTTAATTCATCTGCAGTATATTTCACGTCAAAATAATTTCCTTCTTCAGCGGTAATTTCTGTTTTAAGTAATTCGATTTTATCAGATAAACCGTTCACTTGTAACTCTATACTTTTAATTGCACCTGATAATTGTTCTGGAGTAAAAGAACTTTGTCCAATTAATGAGTTAGCAATTTCCATATTTAACTTATCTAGTTGCTTAGTGAATTGTGTTTTTTCTTTTTCTAAATTTTTCAATGCAGATACTTTCGTGTCAAAGGTTTCTTTTTTCTTATTTACAGATGTATCAATAAATTGCTCAATATTAATATGCTTGAGGATTTCTTTAATATTGTGGATAATTAATTTATCATACTTTTTAGAACCCCAATTATTACTTTGATGATTTGCTTTTCCTTTATTCAACGGACAACGGTATCTATATATTGTAGTTGTGTAATCCTCCCCATTACTCTTCTTGTACGTTCGGTACAGGTAATTACCACTTAACTTTGCTCCACATTGACAATAAGCCATACCTGAAAACATTAATTTTCCTGCAAGTGGAATTCCTTCTTTATCTTGACCATGTAAAGCATCATTTCGTTTTTTCTTCATTTCTTGCACTTTATAATATACTTCATCAGATATAATCCGTAATTTCTCATTATAAGGTTGAGTATCACCTTTTTTACCTTTAAAACTTTTATATCGTTTCCTTCCAATGAAAATAGGATTGTCCAATATACGATTAACAGAACTGATAATAAATAATCCACCTTCACGATTTCTATATCCATTATCATTTAGGTAATCAATAATTTTTCGATAACCATAATTTCTTTCTATATATAAGTTGTAAATTAGTTTGACTACTTTACTTTCATATTCATCAGAAACTAGTTCCTTTACCTTTCTATCCTTATCTTTCCAGTGTGTTTGTTCTGTTTCAACAATTTTATAACCATATGGTGCTGCACCACCTTGAAAATAACCTTGTTCGCTCAATTGTTGTTTTGACTCCCTAACCCTAAGTGATGTCTTAATACTCTCACCTGAAGATTGCCATGAACTGATATAGTTAATCAACTTATCTACGTGTTGTTCCATTTTACGTTGACCTTCATTAACGGACCAAACTTCGACTTCATTCTCAATAAGGAAGTTTATTACAAAGGGTGTTTCATCATCTCTACGTCCAATTCTGTCAAACATGAAAACAAGGAGTACATCAAGTTCACGATTGACTGCAGCTTCTCTAATTTCATTTAATGCATCACGATCATTTGCTTTCTTTGACCAGCCCGATACCCCACGTTCATATAACTCATTTGCAACTTCCCAATCTTTCTGTTTCCTGACAAATTCATAACAAGCGTTTTTTTGCATAGGAATGTCTTCATCTACGGTAACTTGCCCTTTAGTAGACACACGGTATAAACACCATACTCGTTTCATACTCACCCTCCTTTTTGCAGGTTACTTAATGCCTATCATTATATAACAAAATAAAAAGAGGCATCAACTGAATACCTCTGTGAAAAAGATGGTAAGTCCATCCTTGGCTATTTTATTTTTATTTTTGTCTTTACTAAAACTGAAGTTAACTTTTACACCTTGATTAGACGTATCTTTAAATATAACTTTATCTGATTGTTCTGTGACTTTATACTTACGATCGTTAAACGTAATTTCGCTCATTCTCGTTCACCTCTGTAATGCATACGCACATTGACGTATGTCCTATTACTATATAATAGGCGTGAGGAGATGAAGTCGCGCACTTCTATGTAAAAAGACGCCATACGGCGCCTATCTCGCTAATCTATTTATATTCTTGCGGTATTGCCAAACGAACCGCGCCAACTCATCGCCTCCCATCGCCAACTCCTTCCGATCACAAAAACGCTCGTTCTTTCGATACATCGTAAAGCGTCCGTCCGGATACTGTATGAGCGTAATCGTGCCGCCATTCTTTTCGTCGGCAATTGTTATATAAAACTTCACTCCGTCCCATTCCGATTGTAAACAAAACGTAAACAGGAAATGTTCGACGTCAACCTTCCGCTTTATCATAGCGCTGCCTCCTTATGCGATCCTCAACTTTGCCAGGAAGTTTCGTAATAAATCGCGAATACCCATCGCGACACTTGACGTAGTTCATCGCATGGTACGGTTTCATATTCGCCAAGTCCTCCGCAGTAAACGGATATAATTCGTCTTTGAGCTCCTTATAGTTATCCTTGTCGCAGCCGGCGATTAACATATAAGACGTATTGGCTGAGCGCAGTTCCTTCCGCATATGCGCTAACTGATTGATATAGTGACACGAAATAATCGGTTTGCAGATGAATTTCGCAATTTGCGACAGTTTCGACGTCATAAACTTTTCGCAATTATCCACCTGGTAAATTTCGTCAATGACGATGTTAACTTTGCGTCGTTCCTTTTTATCGCGAATCTTATCGGCGCGAATCTGAAGCGCCAGCCATATTTTCGTAATCCAGTAGGTCGTCGCTATATCACGCTCTCCTTGCGTTGGAAACTTTGATTCCGGCATCCGTATGCAAATCACCTGATTCTTCTGCATTTCTTCGACGAGGTTGACGTTGGTGTCCATGTCGCGCTTCAGCATTAGTTCCATTTGCGTGTTCCGCTTCAATACGGAAAGCCTGTCGATGATCCCGACGATTAAATTAAGCCGGGTTCCGATAATCGTATCGTCCTTAATTTCGTCGAGCTCGCAAAGCGACGTCATATATTCCTCCATGAATTCGTACTGAGCTTTCGGAACTCGGCCGAGGTAATCGTGGCGGACATTGTGATTTTGCAGTACACGGAACACGTCGCGAATGCTGCCGGTATTGATAAAGACGACGAGTGCTGCCGCCTCAAGGTATCGCTCCATCTTCGGAGATAGTCGGCTTTCGTCCACGTTAATCGCATTGATTAACGCCAGCAGATTCGCCGTTTGACGCTTGGCATTTTCGTATTGAGCGAAGGTGTCCTCCGTATGGCCTACCTCGTTATAGCCGAGCCCTTGCAATTTCGCCGGATCACTGTTATCAATGTTCAGCACTTTATCCTTCGGAAACAATGCCGATATCTCATCGCTCAGCTCGCAGTTTTCAATGAAGTCAAAGATAATCACGCACTCGCCGTTTTCTATCGCATCTATTGAAAGGTTGCCTATTAAGTTCGATTTGCCCGCGCGAGTAGGTCCGATGAGCAACGTCAGCAAATTGCGATAATGCTCGTAGTTGCTAAGGTACGCTTTTTGCTTGGCGCCTCGATACGTACTTTCCCCGATACACATGACGCCGCTCCGTAAATCCTCCGGCACCTCCGTTTCCTGCGTCTCTACTTTTTCGATAAAGTTATAGCGTTCGAGTATATCCCGCCCGGCCATCGCGATAAAGTTTTGCGCCTCCTCGTCTCCGACTTTGTTAATCTCCGCACCGGCTATTGAATAATCCGTAAACTTGAACGGCTTTCGGAGTGGCTTCGGAGCGAGCCGATTATCCTCCGTCACGGTTTCAAAGGCTTGCGTCAAACTCCTCGCATTATTGCGTTGCCTCAACCGGTCCTTGCTTTCGCTCATCACGACAATCTGCGAATCTAGCACGGTGGCAGTCGCTTTCTTGCGCGTGGCATCGCTGATTCGCTTGCCTCCGTTTAACGCCTCTACGAGCCCCTCAAAGGCGTTGTATTCTCCGCCCTTACGATTAGTCTTGGCGCCTCCTAGCACGTCTGATATGTCGTCAAACAGCGCTGAAATGACGCCTATAATCGTTTTAAATGCGTAGCCTGCGCCCATCTTGTTACGGTCGGTCGGCAGGTTCCGCTTGACCTTGCGAATAGTCGCTTCGTAGGTGCTCCGCCATGTGAATTGCGTGGCCGGCATGAAGTTGTAAAACACGCCAACCTTATCGCCTTCCTCCATGACGTCAACCACGTTTAGCTTCGAGCGCAGCAAGTCGTCATTGCGCCGGTCAGTTGCAAGGCTTAGCGCATTTTCCTTTGTATAGGCGAGCGAATATTTCGTAGCCGACTCGGAAAAACTAGGCAGGTCAGCGACAACCTTCACCGTGATATTCGTCCACGAGTCGCTGATTTTTTCTTTGATAAGCGACAGATAACTTTGCGGAATGACGAAGTAAAACTCGACCTTCTTCTTTTCGATATAAACGTAATAGGCGACCTTGGACGCAAGCTCGACGGAATATTTTGTGCCGAACAAGAACTCGCGTCCGAGCGCCTTGATTACTTTTGCGTTTTCCTTGCGGATGTTCTGCGTGAGATTCCGATAAATAGATGCGATGGACTTGGCGATTTTATGAGTGGATTGATTGCGGATAGAATTGTTAGGAGTAAGGCGAAGGTAAACGTATGACGGTTTGACAACGTTGATATAGTCGGATAATTTTATGCGTTTCATTACGATGCTCCTCCGAATAAGAATTTCAGTAATATATTCGCCGTGATAAGGACTCCGGTCCAGCGACCGCCATCTTTCCAACCGGCTACCTTGAGGATTATCATTAGCGCCGATCCGACGAGTGTGCCTGCGAGCAATAAGTCTTTCAATGCGTCAAATATTCCGAATAGTATTTCCGTTGTCACATCGGCAACATGGTCGCGCATCGTCTCCGTGCTTCCGTAAAATATCCGCGTTAAAGGACCTTGCGTTGAATGATTATTAAATAGCGCCGTCAATACGCCTGGCGAAACATGGTCGCCACTAATGCTCGCTAGTTGCTCGGCGTGCGGTGTTGGATCAACTACGTGACCACTGGCGTCCTTCATGCCGAAATGAAGATGCGGACCGGTTGAGTTTCCGGTATTACCGCTGAGTCCGATGACTTCGCCTGCGTTCACATGCTCGCCAACGCGCGCCTTGACCTCGTTCATATGTCCGTAGATAGTTCGTGTGCCGTCGGGCATCTGAACGCTTAGCCCCTTGCCTATTGCGCCTGTGCCGTCATATACTCGGTCGACTACTCCGTTAGCTACCGAGCGAAGCGTCGTTCCTTCAGGCATGGCGAGGTCGATTCCGCTGTGCGCTTGGAAATCGCGTACTGGCGACAGCTCTCCGAATTTTCCTGTTAGTCGGAATTTCATTGTTGCCGCCTCCTATTTTCCGGTACTAACTTGCGTATAAATTTCGTCAACTTTATCCATGCCAAACGGTAATCCCAATAAGAATAGATAAGTTAATAAATAACCGAAAAAAGCCTTTTTTGCGTGGTCTATGTCACCACTTCCTAACGCCTTGATTATATCTACTCCGCCTTTGAAAATAATTACCCATTTACCGATATTTACTAACTGTATATAAAGCGTTCGCCCCGCTCGATCGATAACTCCGTTGCTGGCAAATGCGTGGCTGCCTAACCCACTCGTTAAAATTATCAGAGTCATTCCTGCAACCTTATAAACCGTTCCGTACTTCTTAAAGTGACGCTCTACTTTTGCGCTGAATGGCTCCTTTTCCCTGCCGTTCAAAAATTCGCTAATGGACATGGATTCCGTTCTCATATTGGTCAGCTCCCGTCAAACTATTTTTCGGTTAGTAACCGATTGTACGTGCAACTTTACGCCGAGGCCGGAATATGCTGACGTAAGAGCACGTCGGCTTCCTAGCCCCGTTCCGTGCTTACAATCGAATTCCATTTAATTGCGTCATGCTCAGGTTAGTAACCGTCTGGGCTGGCGCTTTTTTTATTGTTCTGACAACGTTTCCCCCTTCCATGTCGCGTTGGATAAGCCGTTTCATATACGCTGAGAAATTCGGGTATTGAGCGACGTACTCCTTCATCTGCATCTGAAATGGATCGGCCACGTTAAAACTTACGGATTTATTAACGATTTTCTTCGCCATACTACCTACCTCCTAACTAGTTAACGACCAGTAACTAACTGGTTAATACACTATATGGGCGTCTGATTGTCCGTGATACCACAAATGTTGCCTTCGTATAAAAAAAGTTATTTTCGTACATACTGTCGGTAAAAACGTATGAGGTGACGTAGCTTGTTCGGACTAGGGAAACCGCGCAGTAAATTCGGAAAATGGATGGATAGTAAAGGTATCGAGCAGAAGGAAGTCGCAGATAGAGCGAATGTAAGCGAGATGACATTGACGAGGATGTGTAACGATAAGGAGCATAGTCCGCGAATATCTACGTGGATAAAAGTGCAGCGTGCGTTGAAGTCGATGGGATACGATGTGGATCGCGATAAGTTTTTCGATATTTAAACGAAGAAAAAGCCCCAACCGCGAAGGTCAGGGCGTTTTTTATTTGAAATGCTTATCGGCGGATTCTTTTGCTTCGATTAATTCCGGATATTCAGTGGTGCCAGTTTGATAGCCGGAGTAATACGTGTCATACTTTTGTAGCGTTTGATAAAAGCTATACTCTTCCGTACCCACTTCGATGTCATATTCTTTCGTATACAATAAGTAAGACAGACGGTCTTCTTCCTTCTTAGTTAACTCGCGAGTATCTTCGTCAAAGGCGCCGGATAAAACTTCGTAAGCTTCTTTCATACTCGAGTCGAATTCGTTTTGCTTGGCGGTACCTCCGCTTCCTTGCGCCGAACACCCGGATAAAAATACGATTATAATGCCGATCAGTAATTTTCGCATAAGCGTCTCCCGTTTTTACCTTATTTTACCGCATGTTGTATATGTATGTAAAGGCAAGCGTAAATATTCGCCTGCCTTCGTTTTGACTTCGTGCGTTGCGTTGCGTTATCAGATTATGACTCAAAACTATTTAACCAATTGTAAATACTATCTGCGATTTGCATATATCCAGATGTCGCAGGATGCACATTTTCTAAGCAACGATTGACTAATGTTGTATTCCTTGCATTAACTTGCTTCTGCTCATACGGAAAATTATTTATAGTATCTAAATTAATATTAATTGGCACTACAAATATATTTTCGGCCGATCTTGGTTCAAACGTCGTAATCATACTCTTAACCAAATCAAAATTACGTTTCTTTTGTCCTCGTCTTGTTGTTCCACTAAGGTTCTGTCTGCCCCATCCGTCTTGGCTATAAGCTGGTGGTGTAGTCAAGGCGATACCTATCTTGATAGCACTGTTGTAGGCTTTGATTGAATCAATCATTGTGTTTAAATTAGCGATAGTTTGGGCTACCGTTAAGCCTCTGCCCATATCATTAATCCCTAACTCAATGCAAACATAGTCAGTTGAAGAATAACTTTGTTGTGCCATGTAATACGCAAAGTCAAACTTAGAAGTAGTTGAGTTATAAAAAGCATTACTCATACTATTATATGTGCTTTTATTTACGAAATCGTCGGTATTCCAACCTGCTCTACCTTCATGTTTGTTTGTACCACTTCCTCTAGTACCCAATAAAGTTAAATTAGGTTTAAGATTGAGTAGCTCTTGCGTATATGTTCCTGCATCCGTTAAACTATCGCCTATAAAAATGGCTTTTTTAGCCGTTCCTGCTGTATTTGCTTTTGCCGTAATCGTAGTAGTCCTACTCGCCACTAAATCAGTATCATTTTTATAAACGCTTATAATTAAATTTAAGTTTTCTGCTACGTCTGGCACAATTCGCCAACATTCTTCCAATTGTGAACCTTTCGCAAGTCCACCAACATCTATTTGATAATTTTTTAAATCGTCACACCGAATGATATTATCAAAGTAGACGTTGAATTCTTGCCCAATAGTAGCATAAACTTTGCTTGGTAAAGATATTTCAACGATGTCTTTATAACAAGTTTGGCTTAATGCCGCTTGACTATAGGTATATAACGTGGAGCTTCCACTTGGAATGTTAGCCCAATTAAGCCACACTCGCGCTCTTATCCCGCTGTTGCTATATGCCGTTAAATCTACATACGTAACAGATTCATCAATGTTGCTCGTAATATCGTTTAGTTCACATACAATTGCATTGTCGCTTTTCCTTTTAATTCTAATAACATGAAGATACGTACTATTGGGAGAATAGAAGAAGTTCCTTTTCGTTTCAGAAATATAATATTTTTCATTCGAATCCGCACCGAATAAATCAATACGACTAAAAACATCCCTTAAAATCCCAAAAGCTGTTGCATTTTGTGAAAAGGGTACTCCTGCTCGGATATTGGAACAAACCCTTTTATCCAATCCTGTTTTAGTATAAAACATACCCCAATAACCATGCCCAAGCGTGATTTTAGACCAATCCATGTAAGCAACACCGCTTATTCCACTGGCATTTGCTTCAAGTAAATAATGTTTTTCTACTCCACCTAGTTCTGTATAACCATTCATATTAAACTGGCACACTACTTTAACAATCGCACTATCAGTAACCTCCGAAACTTCAATAAGATACTGACTATTCGCTCCATTTGCACGATATAAACTGGTGATTGAATATTTCTTACTAGGGTCTGCACCATAGATTTCTAAAAAATTTACAGAACCTTTTATCCCTGTTCGATAGAATCCCGCGCCGTCGACAAAGGTTGCTCTTGGCTGAAATGGGTACATACTTAGAACTAAATCCTCTACGTGATCTCTTAGCACAGAACTAGGAGATAAACCTGTTGCTTGATATACTCCGCCCGCTGTCCACGCTGAACCATTCCAGTAATACCATTTACCATCGGCTGTGACTAAGTAAATATTTGTGTTACCTGTTGGAAATGCCGTTTGTAAAGCCGTAAGAGTTGCATAAGTACCTTTAGGTGAACCGCTTGCGACTGCTTGAACTTGTGTATCAACATACGTTTTATCCGCTTTTGCTTCAATCTGAGTCGCCTTTTCAGCCAAAGATGTCTCAAGTGTGGTGATATCCGCCCGCGCCTCCGCATCCACACCCGTACCATTATCGCGCAAATCAATTAATATACCTTCCGCATCCGCAATCGCCTGATTAATCGACTGCCACTCGTTTGTACTCTCAATGGAGTCATCGTTCATGATTCCGCGTGTTGCCTTATACGTAAAACTACTCGTAACGGCTACCGTATCCGTCCCGTAATACACCATAATCTCGGCGGTATAAGTGCCAGGAATTACATACGCTTGCGTGTCTAGTATAATTTCGCAACTACCGGAAACTGCGTCGATAATAGTAGCGTCCTGCAGCACCGATTTTTGATCCGGTTTTTTCACCGCTAGGCGAACGGTTGCGTCAGTTAAGTCAAGCGGGTCGCTATCTTGGTTTATTAGGATGGCGAGTTTTACGGTCTTCAAATCGTTTGTATTAACTGTAAACGCGGAGTTTTGCGTTGATTCCATCGTGTCGAGTAATACGTTATACGTTTTCGTTTTTACCACTCGGTATCACCTGTCTTTCTTCGGAATAAATAAAAGGGAGCCGCTAAGCTCC